CGATAGAATGCGAGTTTCATTTTTTATCCCATAAAAAAAGCCCCGTGAGGGGCTTTGTTTATTAACTGCTTTATTAAGGCGTTAACGTGCCGGGGGCGCCAGTAAAAAGCACACGAATTGTTTCACTGGTTGTTGCGCCTTTGGCTTCCAGTGCGACTATGCTGCCTTTATGGTCACCCGATGCCGGTGTTGCTGCTGCATCGTCAAACTCACCAGCGCTTGAGTCGTATAGCACTTCTTCGCCCACTGCGATAACGGCGGCATCGACTTTGGGCACATCAAACACGCCTTTCAGCATAACTGAACCTGTTTCGCCGTTGGCGATATCAACGAGTGCGATACCGATTAATGAACCGATCGTTACGACCGCGCCTGACAGGATCGCTGACCCTGCATTGGTGTAATCAATCGTTACACCTTCTTGTACGTAATTCTTAGCCATTTTATTGCTCCAATTTTTGAAAAAAAAAAGGCCGCGGTTAAGCAGCCCTGTTGTTAATTGGCGCGATTAAGCGCCTGCGTTTTTGTAAATACCGCGATAGTCAATAGCAGCTACACCGTAGTCCAATCGAACTTTGTATTGCGCACCGTCAACCGCCCAGCCTTCTTTTACTTCTAAGTAAGGCTCGTCAACACCGTCTAAGAAAGCCACCTCAATCGCAGCGACGTCCATTGCGTTAGCCGCTAAATACCATTCGTTGCCTGTAATGCGTGGCGTGTCGATAATGTCGGACACTAAGCCGCGAACCTTGTTCGGACGTTGTAGTTTGTTAGCTGTATCGGGATCATATTGCGCATCGTTCAGTACACGTGCATCACCACCAACGCCAACGCCACAAATAAGCGCATCAGGGCGAATATCCAAAAACTCTTCGCCTGACACATCTTTTTGGCTGGCCATTGCAACGCGACCTGCATCCAACGTTGCAACAGACATCGCAGCACCCGTACCCGCTAAGTTGCCATGCGTAGCGTGGAACAAGGCCACACCATCGCTCATAATAGGATTAGACTCTAACAGCGCATACACATCCGATTCGATAGTGCGGCGACCAGCGCGGCCCAACATAGCGGCCAAGCCGTTAAATGCAGACAAATCATCATTAATAATGGCCTCGCGGCTAATGTTGATGATATTGCCCTTAGTGCTGGCGGTGATGCCTTCTTTTTCACCGTCTGGAATCGTTTTGTTTTTAAATTCGCCCAACTCGTTAAGAGAATCTAAATTGCCGAACGAGCCAGCGCGGTAGCGACCGTGCGAACGGAAATCGCTCACCTCGCCCACTTTGCAGAAGCGGCTCCAGGTATCGGGTGCCGTTGCGTAAGCGTTCAACAATGTTTTGTGCATCACATTTTCAAGCAAAATGGGGAAATCGCTACCGGATTGCGTGAACGCGGCTGCAACCACTTCTCGCTTGTCCATGCCACGGGCGTTAACACCCATTAAGTCTAAAGATGCACGCGCAATGTCTAGTAGCGTCATGCCTTTAAAGGCATTGACTTCTGAACGTTTTTCAACACCGGCACGGGCGAGAATAGATGTTGACGCATCAGCAATAAAACGCTGACTACCTGTTTCGCCCACGATGATGTTGCCTGACCCTGCCAACGGCTCGGATTGTGCGCCTAAATGCGCCAAAATCTTTGCGTTGGCTTGTTCGGCTGTTACGGTGTGGTCGTCTAAACACTCGTCCATAATGGCTTTTACGCCGTCTTTGTCTTCAAACGGCGAGAATGACGCACGAATGTCGGTGCGGCGTTGCTTTTCAGCCGCTAATACTTCGTCTTTAGTTGGGCCTTTTGCGATTGGCTCTGCCGCTGACGTTGATGCAACCGCAGCGGTAGATTCTTGCTTTGGGGTGGCGACGTTTGATTGCGCTGCCGGGTCTGTTTTCTTAGGCATAGTAATTTCCTTCTTAGGTTTCATGGCAGCGACAAAGGTCGCTGGTAACGTGAACCGATCAAGCGGTATGCCCGATGCGGCGATTTCTACTGCGTCTGAAATGCTGTCGATAAACCCTTCGGCCAGCGCTTCTTCGGCGGTAAAATAGTGATCCTTGCCATCTTTCAGCAAGGCTTCGATGTCTTGTTTTGATTTATTGGTTTTGGCAACATAACTGGTCAACATGCCATCGGCATATCTATCCAACATTTCGGCCATTTCTCTGTGCGCCTCTGCGTTGCCCCATTCAGGCGCAAGCGGCGCGTGAATCATTAACATGGCGTTTGCCGCCATCACCACTTCATCACCAGCCATGGCTATTAAACTGGCGATAGACATGGCTACGCCATCGATATGAATTGTTATGGTCGCAGGGTGGCGCTTAAGGGCGTTGTAAATAGCCACCCCATCGGCAACCGAGCCGCCAAAGCTGTTAATACGGATACTGATATCTGTTGCATTGATCTCGGCTATTTCACGAACAAAACCAATGGCACTGGTACTTTCATCGTCCCAGTAGTTTTCGCCGATGTCGCCATAAATGCAAATTTCCGCGCTACCATCGGCCAATGCTTTTATTTCATACGGACTGTGTTTTTTTGGCATAGTGCCTCCCATAAAAAAACCCGCTGGATTAGCGGGTTGAGTTGTTTATTTTTCAGTTCTGGTTGCTTAATTAAATATTGAAGCTTGGCTTGTTTCCATATCAAAACGCTTCAGCGCCGCGTTGTAATAATCCGCATCAAGTTCGCAGCCAACAAAATCAAAGCCGCCATAAGGCGGGTCAACTATCGCTAAATCAAACGCATTATCTGGCAAGGTCGCCATGTATTCCATGCAATCAATGTTCAGTAATTCAACCGTCATTCCCCATCAACCGCCGCTGATTCATCAACCACTTCCGCTGGCTTGTCGTACTTTGCATCGGTGGTAAAGATTAAGCCTCGGCTGTCTGCTTCTTTACGCCAGGCTTCTATTTCATCCATCACGCTTCTTGGATTCGCACCGCGATCGCGTATGTTTTGCTGGGGTGATTTATGCCCTGCGCGTTCTAAACGCTCGTTGCCTTTGGCTTCTTTGTCGGGATCTATCCACGGCATAGATGGGCCTCTGCACTCTGCATCGTGCAGGGTGTTTCGGTCTAAATTTGCCGGTAGTTTTAATTGGCCTGATAGTACAGACATATCTATCATGCTGCAATGGACGGGATAGCTCACTTGGCTTGAGAACAGTTGCGATAATGCTTTGTAAGCAATAAAACCCTCGACCAGTTCTTGGCGCTGGGCTGAATAGGTGCCGTCGTATTTACGCGCAATGGACGAGAACGTGCCACGCGAGGCGGCGGCCAACATGCGCACCATGGAATCTCTAAACCCTTCTAGCAATGACGAGGGGCGATTGCTGTCCACGGTGCCTATCTCTTCACCGGGTAATAAGTTGTCGAACATCATACCAGGCTTTACTTTAAATGAGCGGTCGACATCGGGGTTTACTGGCCCAACGTAATCATCTGCTGTGCCTTTTTTGATAACACCGCACATGGCGGCGGCTATTCTGGCGGCGACGCGCTCGGATTCTTCATAGTCTTTTATGTCTTCTATACGGCGTAACATGGGCGCAAATATAGACACGCCACGTGCTTGCTTGAATCGCTTGACGATTTTAGGGTGCAGAATGTTGTCTGCCGTTACCCGTTTTGTTTGCAGCATAATGTGCGTGTAGTTAACGCCGCCGGGATGTTCCTTAAACAGGTGATACGCCGTTGGTCTGCCCCATGCGTTACGTTCTACGCCTTGGGTGATGCCTTTGCTTTGGTCGTTGTATTCCATCGGCAACAGGTCGGCTTCTATCAGTTCAATCGAATAAGGCACCAACGTATTGTGCTTGAGTGATGGAACGCGGCCTTTTAGCTCTTGCAATAGAGCTTCACCATCTCTGAACCATGCACGTGCTATTAATCGCTCGCAGGCGGCCCAATCGTGCTCACCTGTTACTTCTGGCTTGCGCATCCAATCTTTGCGCAGCTCTAGTATTTGTTTTGATAGCTCTGGCAGTAAATTGCCATTCGTATCGCGTGGCTGTGGCTCGATGCTAATGCCATGCGGCCCAATAACATTATCGACCAATGTGGCTAATATGCCTTCTGCTAAATCGTAATTTTGCTCTTGTTGCCGTGCATAACCGCGAATGCTGCTACCGGCTTTTTGCGTGAGCGCATCGCCACTTCTGTTATCGGGCTTGTCTTTTCTTAGTCGACCAGGCTCTGCTGCTTCATACGCCGCTAATGCACCACGAAACCGCGCACGCTTATACGCCCAACTGGGCGAGAATTGACTGATAACGCCGTCGATTAATTTCATGTAAAGTCTGCCACTGAGTAGAGTGATGAGCCGCCTTGTGATTTGGCGTTTTCTTTATTCACCGCGATTTGCCATTCTTTTCGGCCCTTAATTATTTCCTGTAGGTTTTCACGCCCCAGTGTTCGATCACCAAAGGTGACTTGCTTGCCTTTTAATACGGCTTTTTCTGCGTCGATATACAACGCTAACATATCTGTTGCTGTACTCATATCCAATCATCGCCACTTGCTGCCCACGATGTGTTGTGGGCATTTGTTTCTGTTTTGCTGGCTAAGGTCGTTGCCTTGCCAATGCTGTTTGAATCCACATCATCTTGCTGATTTGATTCTGCAAATATGTCTGCTTGCTTGTATCTTGATTCAAGCGCCTGCCACGCTCTCTCTGTCATCGTATGCACTTTAACTGACCGCGCGGCGTGCAACGCCATCACGGTGCAATCGAGCGCTTCATTTCTTACGCCTGATTTAACGTGCCACTGGAACTTGCGCTTCATTGTTCGGTGCGGCGCTAATACTTCTGACATTAGCTGTTCGTAAAAATCGGCTCTAACGTCTTTGGGCCAGTGCATCCGACCGGCACCGCGACCCTTTAATGTCACGCGCCCTTTTCCGCCGATGAGCAATTCTTTGGCCTTGTACGTGCCCACGCCATAAATGCGCAAGCCGTATTTACTGCTTTTAGTAGCGCTTTTGTGATCTATTTTCTTGGGCAGCATGTAAATTTCACGCGTGCCGTAATCGTTTGATGAGCCTTTTACCGCCATGACACCGCGCTTTTGGCGCTTTCGCACGTAGGTATAAACCGCATCGGACGTAGCCCCATCGGATGAATCGATCGATGCGGCGGACAGGCGTATATCAAACCCATCTTGGTGTTTAAACGATTGAAAGATCAAGTCATCAAGCGCTGTCCAAACGGGGTCATTTATATCAATGCAGGTGACTTTTGCGGGCAGCTCATCCCAATAGACCAGCCACATTTCTTCATCACGCCCGTGCGCCCAAATGGTAATGGCCAGCCTGTCGTGCTGCACATCCACCCCGGCGGTGAGGATTAGCCCACCGTGCGGAACGGTTAAAACGGGATAATCTTCTGCCCTCGCTGCCAGGTCATCGGCTTCTGGCGCGTCGGTTTTAAATTCGTATGGCCTGCCGAGTTTTGAGTTTTCAAACACGATCATGCCGGACTGGTCGCCTTTGTCTTGCTCGTGCAGGGCTTCTAAATAATCGCGCACCACATCCGCCAAGCTGGTGCCCGGAATACAAACATAAAGCTCGTTGAGTTCTTTAAAGCCAACAATGCCGCCAGATGTTTTAGCGGTAGCTTGCCAGCCACAAAACGGGTCGCCCTCGTCGCGTGCTTTTTTTACTGTTTCGAACACATTCTTTTTGCGCTGCCAATCGTCCCAAATTGAACCGCAATTTGGGCAGCTATAAACGGCTGTATCAGGATCGGCTTTGCCAAAAACAACGTGTTCAACGTTATCGGTTCGATCTACCCATGAAACATTTGCCCAGTCCAGCACGTGCTGCTCGTTGCAGTCGTGACAGGTAATGGGCAACACCATCTGGTTGGACATCTCAACAAATTCTTCAACCCGCGATGCGCCTTTAACCGATGGTGTGCCACCTAGTATCATCTTTCCACTGCTTTGGCGTTTAAGCCGTTCGCGCACCAAGCGCAACGCATCACCTTGACTCGCGATGTTGTCGCTGGTGTCGTCTGGCTCTTCTGCAATCACCAACTGAGCCGGTGTTGATTTAACGTTACCGGTGGAATTTGAACCGACCATCTTTATGAACCCACCAGGAAAACGCTTTTGAAACGTGGTGTTTCCGCTCACCCGTGTTCGCGTGTCGATCAAATCACTGAGTGCAGGTGTTGAACGTATGGATGGTGATAGCTTCTCATCACTGAATGCTTTAGCGTCGCCTTCTTTAGGAAAGAGCATCATGATCGTACCAGGCACGCGCTGAATGCGTTTTCCTAAAAATCCAACAAGGCCAAAGGTCCAGCCGATTTGCGCGGCTTTCATCATCACGATGAGTTTTATTTTTGGGTCATCTAATGCGGCAAAAATGCCCCACAAATACGGCACATAATCGGGATTGTAACTGCCTGCCAAATCACCCGATTCAGGCGGTAAAACAAATTCTTCTCGCAACCAGTCCAGCGTCGGTATATCAACCGGCGGCTTAAACTTATCGCCTGCTCTTGCTAATAACTCACTCGCTGTTGTCGCTACCGCTTTGCGCAATTCTTCCGGGATACTCTCCCACTGCGTCAAGCGCTGCTCTTGCGTACCCATCAACCATCACCCTATCAACAACCACATCATTCGCACCCTCAATATCCGCAACGACCTTGTTCATGCCATTGATAAATTCAGACCTCGCCATCGTTGCCCATGATTCCAGCAGCGGCTCTAATTCTTCAACCGAAACAAGTTGGCCAGTGGATTCAAAAAATTGAATTTCTCTTATTTTTGCCGACGCCAATGCGTCGCGCGTTCGCGCCCTGGTCAACTCACCCTGATCATCACCACCTCGACCCGCCGCTTTTTCTCGAAGGTCACGAATATAAGCAACGCGCACCGAGTCAATCGAATCAACAGGCCAATCGATACCCAAACCACGGAGAACATCGCGCAAGTTCCGCTCAGACATATCCAAATGCCGCGCAACAAACGCCTGATCAACTTGGCCCTTATTAACTTTCTGCAAGTGTGAAACATAACGCCGAACACATGGCAATAACTCAAACTTACCAGAGCGTTGCTTTTCAATCACCCCCA